CATTTGAGACGCTTAATGACGCCGGATACGTCCTGTTTTATGTTCCTGATTCGTGGGATGGTGTCACCTTTAACACGACCGGGTACGACATCACCACGGAAGAACTTGGAAAAGAGTACGAGTATGGACATCTAGTCCTTACTGTGTGATAGGAGATTGATTTATGGGACATTATGTTGGAGCACGCTACGTTCCTAAGTTCGCAAATCCGCTTGAGTGGGCTGAAAACACAGCCTATGAAGCGATGACTGTTGTTTCATACAATAACAACTCATACACGTCAAAAATTCCGGTTCCGGCCACGGTTGGAAATCCCGCAGACAATCCGGACTATTGGGCACTGACTGGAAATTACAATGCCCAGGTTGAGCAGTACAGGCAGGAAACGGAAAATTATAATGCACAGGTTGAACAGTATAGGCAAGATGTAGTTAAAGTTAAAAAAGATGTAAACAACAATAGCAATAATATTACAAATTTATCTAATAAGGTAGCAGACTTTTTGGCTATTATGGAAACTTGTCCTCCGGCAATTTCTCATAGGATGCTCTATCGAGGAAAGAATCTTGGAACTTCTTTCACAACCGAGCAGTCACAAGCAGTACAGAACGGCACCTTTACCGATATGTATGTTGGTGATTACTGGGTGATCAATGGAAAGACAAGACGCATTGGTGATATTGACTACTTCATTCATTGCGGAGATAACGTCGATTTAGGTCATCACCTTTTAATGGTTGACGATGGTGTAGATCTTACTGGAGATGGATCAACTACGCATTTCATGAATGATACTGATACCACCGCTGGTGGTTTTAAGGGTTCAAAGATGTGGCAGTCTACGATTCCAAATCGGATTCTTCCTGATATTACTACAGCATTTGGAAATCATCTTTTAAATCATAGAGAGTATATTTCAAATGCTGTTACAAATGGTGTTCCTACTGGTGGAGAGTGGGTAGATACTACTTATAATATTTTTAACGAAGCAATGTATTATGGGACCGTTATAAACGGCGCGAATCACGCTGGAGCAGGTATATATAATACTGGATGCTCGAAGAATCAGATTAAACTCTTCATGCTCAATCAGTCTAGCATGAATAGAAGAGCAAATATTTGGTTAAGAGACGTTGTTTCGGCGTCTTTCTTCACGGGTGTCGGCAACAATGGTGGCGCGTCTAAGCTCGGCGCTTCGTATTCTTTGGTCAACGTTTTGGGCTACTACCTGATCCATTAAATTCATGCACTCTAGTTCAGTAATTGCATAATTTAAAGAAACTATGTTATAATTTATTGGAACAGTTAACCAATACAACACATTCCGGAGGATAACCCATTGTCCCCATTTTTTCAAACTTTGGTCTCAACAATCATCGGCGCAATTTTCGGGGGCAGTGGGGTAACCTTCTTAACCTTCCTGATTCAGCGCCACGACAGAAAAACGGACAAGCGGCAGGAGGAATATGCCGAACTGTCACGAAAAATTAGTGAAATCGCTGATGCCGTAAAAGGGCAGGGGCATGACCGGGTGGTTTATCTTGGGGGCAGATACATCCAAAGAGGCGGGATTACCAAGGATGAGTATGAAAATCTTTACGATTACATTTACCTGCCATATAAGGCACTTGGCGGAAATGGCACCGCTGAAAAGGTTATGAAAGATGTAGATAATCTGCCGATCATCACAAAGAATGAAGCGTATGAAAAGGATTTGAATGTATGAGTAACGCGTTGTATGACAAGCTGAAATATGTAGCATTGATTGCACTTCCCGCTTGTGCAACATTTTTTGCGGCGCTGGCTAAGATTTGGGGCATTCCGTATGGAGATCAGATCACAGCAACGATCACTGCCGGGGATACATTTCTGGGCGCATTGCTCGTAATTTCCACAGCAAAGTACAACAGGGAGAATAAATAATGCCGGACAGAAATAAAGTTATCGCAATCGCCATTGCCGAAACTGGGTATTTGGAGAAATCAAAGTCTGCATATCAGAAGAACCCAGATATTCTCAATGAAAAGACAGCTGGGGCCGGAAGAGATAACTATACAAAATACGGCAAAGAGATGCACGAAATCTATCCTTCTGTGATGGATTTCCCTGCACCGTGGTGCGATGCTTTTGTGGACTGGTGTTTTTACCGTGCATACGGTGTAGCCACAGCCAAGAATCTGCTTGGAGGCAACTTCGACGATTACACCGTGGCGTCTGCGCAAATGTACGCCAAGCACGGCGCGCTGGACAAAAAGCCGGAGGTAGGTGCGCAGATCTTTTTCACACGCAATGGGCAGGCCTCCGGATGCTACCACACGGGGCTCGTGATCGCGGTGGCGTCTGATGGCAAGACGGTGACTACGATCGAGGGCAATACCTCGGCAGTCGGATCCGGGATCGAGGCCAACGGCGGGTGCGTGGCCAAAAAGGTCCGTAACGTCAATGCTTACACTCTCTTTGGCCATCCTGCCTATAACGACGGAGTAAGCGATAAAACGAACGCGAGCGATAAAACGCGCGATAAAACGAACGCGAGCGATAAAACGTGCGATAAAACCGAGGCGGCGAAACACTACGACCGCAAAGAGACAGGCACCTACTACGTCTGTACAAAGTCAGATCCGCTCATGATGCGGGCCGGTGCGGGCACTAACCGTAAGATCATCACGAGAGTCCCCAAGGGCGGCAAAGTACAGTGCTATGGATACTACAACCTGGACAAGGATGGGGTGACCAAGTGGCTGTACTGCGTGTACAACAATCGTCGCGGGTACCTATGTCGGACCTTTCTTAGGAGAGTGCAAGCATGATCTAACTTGCTAAGTTAGAGTAGAGCCGGGTCGCGCCCGGAGGTAGGAGGACGGAACCGGCAGTGGGCCCGGGGAGTGCGGAGCCTTATCGCAAGATCGGGCGCCAAGAGCTGCGGCAGAGGAAGACCGCAGACATTATAGAAGGGCTGGAAACAGCCTAATAGAAGGGCCGGAAACGGCTCACTTGAAGAAAACGCCAACGGCGTTTTAGCGGTAGTTTGAAATCTCGAGGTTCCGGCTACCGCCTTTTTGTGTTAAAATGTTATAAAGAGGTATATCAAAATGGATGATCACAAAGATGTCCCGTATATCGTACACGAAAGTATCATGGCTCGAATGGAGCGCACGATCAGGAGGCTTTGGATTCTTTGCATAGTTTTGATAATCCTGCTCGCAGGAACTAATGCGGCGTGGATAGTATATGAAAATTCTTTTGAAGATATTGTGGTTACACAAGATAATGCCGATGGTTACAACAATTATGTTGGGAATGATGGAGATATAACAAATTAGCTTTATTGCTATATTATACTAATTGTTGTATAATATAGCAATAAAGGAGGATTTGTTATGCGAGAGATTTGGAAAGATATTGAAGGATATGAAGGCAAATATCAAATAAGTAATTATGGTAATGTAAAATCTAACACTCGGTGGGGTAAAGGTAAAATTCTTAAAGGCGGAAAAACAAAAGGGAATCCGCAACCGTATCGTTTTGTTGTCCTTGTAAAAACTGGAAGAAAAGACGCTAAAAACTTTTATATTCATAGGTTGGTTGCAAAGTATTTTTGTGACAATCCAAATGGTTATAATGAGGTAAACCATATAGACGGAAACACATTTAATAATCGTTTCGATAATCTTGAATGGTGCACCCATAAACAAAATATGGAAAATGCAAATAAAAGGGGTGCATTAGTTGATGGCCACTCATCGGAAAGAGGAGCAAAGCATCCGAATGCAAAGGCAGTATTACAATATACTATGGATGGTGTTTTTGTTAAAGAATGGGGAAGCGTAAATCAAATAATGAGAGAAACTGGAATACCAGCAAACGCTATTTTTAGAGTTTGTAGTGATAAATATCCTCATGAACATTCGGCAAAAGGCTATAGATGGAGATATAAATAGTGGCGAAACAAACGATTAAGAAAAGAAAGCGTAAGACCGGCGGCAAGACGGGTTACAGACAGTGCAACATGTGCCACGGCACCGGAGTCGTGAAAGTCGGAAAACGAAAGAAAACATGAAAGATTATGGTCTTTCCAACAGCGAAATTGAACATCTGATAGATGAATGGATTCCGAATGAAAAGCACAGAAAAATCATGAAGCGCAGATTAATTGACGGCGTTATTTTTGACGATCTCGCAGAGGAGTTTGAACTATCAGTAAGACAGACTAAAAATATCGTCTATAAATGCGAGGAAAGGCTTTTCAAACACATTAAATGATGCTATAATTTAGGTAGCCCCCAAATATTCATACCCACAATACCTCCCGTAGCGACCGCCGAAAGGCGGTCTTTTTTTATGCCATAAATTGCACTTTTATTTCATTCCGTTCTTTCTCCCGTACTGCAATAATGATTGCAGGAAGGGAGATCAATATGCCATATCCTTACAATAATTACCCATATAACTATAACCCTGCAAACGCATATCAGAATCAGCTCGCACAGGGGATGCCAGCCCCTGCACAGCATGTGGAAGTTATCAAAGTAAATGGAGAAAATGGCGCAAAGGCATATCAAATGGCACCGAATAGCTCCATTCTATTACTTGATGAGACTGCGCCGCTTGTGTGGCTGAAAACCACAGATGGGGCCGGATACCCGACAATTACCCCGTATTCGATTGCCCCGTACAAGGCCGAACCACCTGTGGATGTAAAATCGTTGGAACAGAGAATCGCACGATTGGAGGGACTTATAAATGAACAATCCAATTCTGGGAAATCTAAACGCACACCAGATGATGCCGGGGAACATCGGACAGATTAAGCAGATGATGCAGATGGTGAGGAGCGCCGGTAATCCGGGTGCTATGGTGCAAAATATGGCGCAGAATAACCCGCAGATGAAGCAAGCCATGGATTTTATCAAGCAGAACGGAAACGACCCTAAAAAGGCGTTTTATGCGCTTGCACAGCAAAAGGGCGTTGACCCGGACGAAATACTAAGAACCTTGCAAGGGTGAAACAATCACTTTTTAATCAAAAGAAAGAAGGTAATTTATGGATAACGGAACAGGAATTACCCCCGTAATGCCTATCGGTGGAACAGGCTATGGAGATTGGGGCGGCGGCAACGCCTTCATCTGGATCTTCGGACTGCTGATCCTCATGGGAATGTTCAACGGCGGCGGCATGTGGGGAAATAACGGCTTTGCAAACGCTATTGGCTATGAGAACCTTGCCACCTCCAACGAGGTCCAGCGGGGTTTTGATAACCAGAACTCCATGGCAAACGAGAGGGAAATTCTCTCTGCTGTTAATGCCGGTACCGCGCAGGCAGTGGCGGCGACTAATCAGACTTTCCACGACACCGTGAACGTGCTCTCTGACAAGTATTCTGAGCTTCAGAGAGATGTGGCGAGCCTTGCTGTCGGACAGGCAAACGCGCTGGCAAACCAGAGCCAGTGTTGCTGTGATACGAAGATGCAGATTGCTGAGCAGAGCGCAGGAATCAACAGCGCGATCCAGCAGAACCGCTACGAGGCGGCTCTCAACACTGCTTCCATCAACGAGAACACTACGGCGCAGACCCAAAAGATTCTTGATGCGATTCAGGGCAACCGGATTGCTGATCTCCAGAATCAGGTCAATCAGCTCCAGCTTGCGCAGGCAACGAACGGAATGCTTCGTTTCCCGAATAGCTGGACTTACGGCGCGGGTCCGTTCCCTCCGATTTTCGGATGTGGGTGTGGATGCAACCAGAACGTGTAATTTGAGCGTATTTAGTACGCCTTAACCCTAAGTGAGGGGATGGCGTGATAACGCTGTCCCTTCACTTTTTAGTTTAATTAGGAGAAAAAAAATCATGATTGAAGTATATTCCAATAACGTATCCGTCCCGGCAAAAGCCACTGTCCCGCTGGACAATGAAGTGCTGAGAAAGGGATGCACGGCCACGAAGTCTGGCAACACCATCAATCTGAACAGATGCGGAGTTTATCAAGTAAATTGCGAATGCTCTGCGTCTGCTGCGGGAACACTACAGCTCCAGAAGAATGATGTCCTTCAGCCGCAGGCTATCCTTGACATGACAAACGCAATGGCGGCGTCTTTTTCCACACTTGTGCAGGTCCAGCATAATAATTGCCCGAATTGTTGCTGTGATGCTCCTGTTGCGCTTTCTGTGGTAAATACCGGCACAGAAGATGTCCCGCTTACAACTTTTAACCTTACTGTCACAAAGCTGTGCTGATATGTCCACAAGCAATCAGCAGTGGGATTTTCTGGACTGGATAAGCGTAATGTCATTTTTAAGTAGACAAAGCAACAGAGCAGGCGATTGCGAAAGTGCGGCAACACCTTGCGGAGCAGGACAAAAAGATTGATAAAATATTGGAGATGCTGAAAAATGAAGATCAAACATTACATGGAAGCGATTCACGATGAAATGTGCGGGGCAAAGGAATATGCGCTGAAGTACATCGAATATAAGACATCAAAAAGCGATTGGGCGAGAATGTACGAGGAAATGGCGGAAGCAGAACTCAAACACGCAGAATACTTAAAACAGATGGCGCAGGAATATTTTGACGGTCTGGCATGGAAATCCGAAGAATCCAAAATTGAGTGGGAGCATTGCAAGGCAAAGATGGTCGAAAAGACCGCACTTGTAAAGATGATTTTATCTGTATGATGCGATGAACATAGAAGAAATCAACGAGGAAATAAGGGGTCTCGAATCGGCAGAAACGAATTGGGGCAATGTTCAGCGTCTTGCGCTCTTGTATACTGTTCGGGACCACCTTCCACAAACTACCGGCGAGGTGGATGTTGGCACGGACGAGTTCACACGGGCGTGTTGTGGCGTGAATATCAATAGCTTGATAAACGTCTTAGATGAGCACATGCAAGTCATACATGCTGTATACCCGAAAGAGTACTCAGCGTTAATCAAAAAGATTCAGAGCCTGAAGGCGGACAGTTAAAAGCTGTCCGTCTTTTTTTTACTGTATACTATTCTTCGTAATATATATAAGGGGCTATAAAAAAATTACAAAAATGTGTTGACACCAATGATAGGTAGGTGTACAGTTATATCAGATCAAGAGAGGCCCGGAAGGGGCAGAAAGGTTATAAGGAGGACAAAATGAAATTCACAATTTCTGCTAGGCAAACAAATAGCGCAAATACCGCAGACGGATATACCGAATGGCAGGAAGTAGACGAGTGGAATGCAGAGAATGCTGAGACCGCCATTGATCAATGGATGGACAACATGCGTTATGTTGACGACCGGTTCGTGCAAACTGGTGCTAGTAGCTATCGGCTGGACGATATGGAATTTGATGCCAAAGCCGAAATAGCCAATGACGGGGAGAAAGGTTATAAGGAATGACGAATGAACAAGCAAAGAAGATGCTCAAAGCAAAGGGGGAATTTAACGCAGTTATAAGCGGTGTACTTATTCCTGAATTGATACGCATTGCCGACAAGTACAATTATAACCGTGACAGTATGATTAAATTTGCGGCAGATACGCTAACGGCTATGAGTGAATTATCTACTTTCGAACGCTACAAGGCAGCCACAAGGGCAGAAAGTGAGGATAAGGAATGACGAATGAACAAGCAAAAATGAGTCTTTCAGAGATACTTGAAAAGACAAAAGACAGTCTGATTATTTCAGATGCCTTTACAAAAGCAGATTCCGTATTGAATCACAAAGGGTATAAGAACATTGCCTGCTCTGTAAGCGGTGGAGCAGACAGCGATATTCTGGTTGATATTTGCGAGAAGGTGAAACCGCACGGGGTACATTATGTGTGGTTTGATACAGGGATTGAATATCAAGCTACAAAAGAGCATCTGAAATATTTAGAAGATCATTATGGCATAACCGTGGAGAGAGAGAGAGCAGTTAAGCCCGTGCCGCTGTCCAACAAGTTATACGGACAGCCGTTTCTCAGCAAGCATATTTCCCAGATGATTTATCGTTTACAGGCACATAGCTTTGACTGGAAAGATGAACCGTATGAAGTTGCAATACAGAAATACCCAGACTGTAAGAGTGCTTTGAAGTGGTTCAATAACATGTTCGGTGAAGAGAAATTTTCATATTCAAGATTTAATATCAGCGGTCAAAAATTTCTCAGAGAATTTTTAATTGCTCATCCTCCCACATTCCCCATTAGTGATAAGTGTTGTACAGGAGCGAAAAAAGATGTAGCGAAAAAGTACATTAAAGAACATGATATTGATCTAATGCTCGTCGGTATCCGAAAAGCAGAGGGAGGAGTTAGAGCGGGAGCATATAAAAATTGCTTTTCAAACGAGGGCAAATATAAAACGACAAACCAATATAGACCGATATTTTGGTTCTCAGATGCCGATCGAAAAGAGTATGAAGAACTTTTCGACATTAAACATTCTAACTGCTATACAGAATATGGATTCAAAAGAACAGGATGTGCTTGCTGCCCGTATGGAAGAGATTTTGACGATGAATTAAAGGTGCTAGAACAGCATGAACCGAACTTGTGCAAGGCAGTCAAGAATATTTTCCATGACAGCTATGAATACACAAGGCAGTATAGAGAATTTAGAAAAGAAATGGAGGAAAGAAATGACGAATGAACAAGCAAAGAAAATGCTTAAGGCAAAGTTGGAGTGCTTAAAGCGTGAAACAAGCGGAACGGATTTTGATTGTAATAATAGTAATTGTGATGAATGCTCATTATGCTATGAACAAGGCAATATGGGGGAACAGAAAGAAGCACTTGATATGGCAATCAAGGCATTAGAGCAAACAAGCTGAATATCTATATTTGCTGTCCTATCGGCATGACGGGGAGAGAGGCTAAACAATGACTAATGCAAAAGTGTTACCGTTAATAACACCATAAAGTCTTACATGGGAAGGTAGTCTAGCTGCCTTCTCTTTTTTTTAATGTACTATTCTCCTTTTTTATGAAGGAAAAAGGTTAATTTTAGGAAAGTAGCTATAGCAAAAAAGCCCCTAGGGGACTTTACCAAAATGTGGGATTATCGTTAACTAGAGTGTATAGAAAAATGAAAAGAAATTATAATAAATAGGGACTCTTGAAAAGACTTAAAAAAACTTGTTGACATATGGTGGGAAGGGGAGTAAGATAGCATTGTGGAGGTGAGAAGATGAAGACATATTTCGAGAACATGATAGACAATGTGTTATTCAGGCTAACAGATACCGGGTACGGAGTATTTAGGCTGACTGCATCCGAGATCGGCGAGGATGGGAATGTTGCTGTGGAAGAGGAGAAGGATTTCAAGTCTTTCACGGAAGCGCTCAAAGCCTATTGCGAAGAGATTGAAAAAATTTCAAAAAAGTATTGACGCAAGGCTGAGCAGATGGTAAGATATGGATAGTTAAAGGGAGGTTCCCAAAGGAGGACAAAATGACAAGAGAAGAGCTTGCACAGAGACTTGAGGCGGTGACAGAGGACGGCGTTGCTACCTGGTACGCAATACACCAGACCCCGGAAGACATCGATGATGGAGACGGCTCCACCAATCCGGAGGAGGCAGCAGAGATGGCACTCCGCGAGGGGGCTGACAACATTGTGCTGATCTATGACAACGGCATGGACGAGGCATACGCAAGGGTAGACATCGAGTGATTGTACCCCGCCCCGGAGGTAACGAGGGCAGAAAGGTAAAAGGGTATGAACGAGGAAGAAAAGAAGGAACTTAGAGATAGGGTTGCAGAGATCTGCGAGGCCGCAAAGGTCCTGTACGACTTGCAGGGCAAGTTCGAAGACGATTTCGGTATTCGTGTGAGGGCAGATTATGATTTGTATCGGTACGGAATCGGTGACGGAAAGCGGTACGGAAGTGGATACAAGGTGTTCGTAATGGCCGGAGCCGAGAAGCTTTACGAAGCTTTTGACATCGAGCCGGAAGTCGGTGAGAATTGCATCGGACGCATGGAGAGAAACGGAATCTCCAAAGACGGAAAATACGTCATTAACGATATTGCGGATAAGAACGAGAAGACAGGCGAGTGGGAATTTACACCCGCAAGAGAAAGGAGCTGAACATGGAGGAACTTAGAAACGCAATGCTCAGGTACAGGGCAAAGCACAGCATTTCGCAGAGAGAGCTTGCGCGAAGGTGCGGGCTGTCATTGCAGACAGTAAACAGTGTCGAAAATGGCACGCAGAATCCTAGTAGGGTTACCGCCGAAAAGATCAGGCTGATTATCGAAGAGGGCAAAGATGATTAAGTTTTCAATCTCCGGTATTAAATGCTTCAAGGCTTGCAGGAGGATGTACGAGTTAAAGTACATCGAGGGCCTAGAGCCGGTCGAGAAGCCGGACGCATTACAGGTAGGGGTAAACTACCACGAGAAACTGGAAGAGCTGAACTCTACCGGAAAATTCGATGATTCTGACCATTCAAAAGAGTCGGCAATGGCTACGGCGTACAAGAAATATATCTATCCTAATTTCTCTATTGCCGAAGCTGAGAAGTGGTACGAGAAGGAGATTCCCGGACTGCCGGAAATGCACCTGATTGGCCGTGTGGATGGAATCACGGAAGGCGGGGAGTTAGTCGAGCACAAGTCCACTGGGCAGGAAATCACGGAGGAGTACGAATACAACCTTCAGTGGGACGAACAGATTCTTGCTTATATGTGGATGACAGGTGCGAGAAAGGTCTGGTACACAGTATGCCGGAAACCTACAATCAGACAGAAGAAAAACGAATCGGACGAGGAATTTTTCCACAGGATGGTGGAATGGTACGATACCGATACCGATTCAAAAATCAGACTTTTGGAGCTGACACGAACAGATGCAGAAGTGCAGAAGTTTGAAGAGGATTTGAAAGAGATTGCGGGTCTCATGAATGAGTGCCATTGCTACTACAGAAATGTTCAGCATTGCAATTGTTGGGGCAGAAGATGTGAGTATTCGAGCGTATGCCTGAACTACGACCCTACGCAAGAATACGTAGAATTTGAACACAAGGAACACATGGAGGGAGGCAAGAATGCAGATACAGAAGATCTCGGATTTTAAAACAGAAAACCTGCCGTACACAGCACTGCTGTATTGTGCACCCGGGGTCGGCAAGAGTACCGCAATCGGGCTTGCAGCTGAACGGAGCGAGGGCAACACGCTTGTTCTGGATATTGACAGGACCATCGAGCGGTCAGTGCAAAAGCACGAAGTCGTGAAGAACACGGACAAGTTGTTTATCCGGCAGATTGACAACGTGGATACATGGAACGACTGGGCGAATGCAATGAAAGAGCTGGAAGAAATGAGAAAGTCCGGCGAGCTTGAAAAGCTGGACATTCGCACAATCGCCGTGGATAATATTTCAGAATTGGAGAGATGTATTCTTTCCGCGCTTGGAGCGGCAGGAAAAAACAAAGGGATCCCCGCAATGGGTGATTATCAGTACATGCAGTTCAAGCTGGTAAATTCACTCAGGCTTATGAAATCGTTAGGAGTTAATATCATCTGGACTGCATGGGAAACGGTAGATCAGGTTACCGACCCGATGGGAAATTCCTATAGCAGACTGGTCCCTAAGATTTCTGTGAAGATTGTGGATAATATCTGCGGTCTGTGCGATGTAGTCGGTAAAATCGCGGTAAAGAAAGACCCTAAATCCGGAAATATGACACACGGCATCATTCTCGATGCACAGCAGAACATTTACGCAAAAAATCAGATTGATACTCGAAAGGGCTGTCTGGTTGAAGATTTTGTAGATTTCAAGTATGACAAGGAGGACAAATAATCATGGCATGGAGTTATCAGAGACAGGAGCAGAGTTTTGATGTTATCCCGGAAGGAAAGTACAGGGTGCGAATCAAGAGCGCAGAAAAGGCGGTTTCGAAGACCGGAAGGGATATGATCGTCTTACAGCTCAATGTTTCCGGGTATAGTTCGATTTTGTACTACTATCTGGTATTTATGACAGATAGGCCGGAAATCACAAATCGTAATCTTACGGCGCTGTATGATAGCTTCCCGGCGATTCAAGAGGGCGATACAAATATTTCTAACTGGGTCGGCAAGGTTGGAGCATGCACGGTAAAGCACGAGGATTACAACGGGCAGGAGTCAGCAAGAGTGGGATATTTCATTCCCGAAAAGAGACAGGCAGATCTTCCGCCGTATCAGGAAGCTGACGGAAGAAAGGTAACTTCTGACGGATTCGAGGAACTTGCAAAAAACGCTGAGAACCTTCCGTTCTGACACACAAAACAATAGAATATCAAGAGCGAGCCGGGAGAGATCCCGGCTTTGCTTTTAAGGTGAAGAATGAATAACAAAAAAATCGGAACACAATTTGAAAAAGATTTTTGCGAAATGATGTCAAAAGAAGGATTTTGGGTACATTTCCTAAGTCCTGATTCCACAGGCGCACAGCCGTTTGATGTGATCGCCGTTCGAGATGGAATTGCCTATGCGATTGACTGCAAAACATCGGTGTCGCATATCTTCCCAATTTCAAGACTGGAATTTAACCAAATTGCATCGTTTATGCTGTGGATGAAGAAAGGCAATAGGGAACCGCTGATTGCGGTGAAATACAGGGAGGATGTTTATTTCATCGGATTCATCGAGCTATGGGAAAAGAAAAAGGTTGATCTGGACGAAATGAGAAAGGGGAGCATATGAAAATCGAAATTGGAAATAAAATCGTAATTCACGAACCGACAGAACAAATTGTGAAATGGTGCAGAAACAATCTGATTCTGGATAATCCTGATTATTACAAGAAGGCGCGGATGGGATTGTGGACAGGAAACACCCCAGAGACAATCCAGCTATATGAAAGAGTATGGCAGACGTTGATTCTTCCGTTCGGATGCCTGAAAAAGATATGGCCGATGTGTTCAGGCGCACCGTACAGCATCGAAATCAGCCCGTTTTACGCAAGGGAAATTAAAAGGGATATAAGTCTATACCCCTACCAAGAGAAGGCCGTAGACGAGGCCATAAAGGCCAAAAACGGGGTGATTGTGATGCCCTGCGGAGCAGGCAAGACGCAGACGGCTCTGGAAATCATTGCAAGGCTCGGGGGTAGAACGTTGTGGCTGACTCACACGCACGAATTATTGATGCAGAGCATGAGAAGGGCGAAAGGCATTTTTGATCTGCCAGACAGTGAGTACGGAACGATCACGGAGGGCAAAGTTGATGTGCGGTTTTTGACTTTTGCCACAGTACAGACGATGGCAAAAATTGATCTGACCGAATTGAAGGACGCGTTCGGGTGTATCGTGGTTGACGAATGCTTCCCCGGCGACACGCTTGTGGCAACAATTAACGGGCAAAAAAAGATAAAAAACCTATTGCACGGTGATCTTGTCGCATCATATAATAGGGACAGCGGACGGATTGAATTTAAGCCCGTTGTTAACATGTTTAAACTTGTTGCACATGATTTGCTAAAAGTGACGCTATGTGACGGTACGACTGTTGACGCAACGAGCAATCATCCGTTCTTCGTAAAAGGCAAAGGTTGGATTCACGCAGAAGAAATGGAGGTTGGCGATTATGTTATGCAGTTGGTGCGGCAAGGAGTTCGACGAAACGAAAAAGCCGAGTACAACAAGAGCGAGAATAAAAAAACGCGGCTACGGTTATTGTTGTCGGGATTGCGCATTCAAAGCGGCACAAGCGAAACAGGAGTGGACGGAGGAACGCCGGGCAAGGTCTGCGGAACACATGAGGAAAGTGAATGCAAAATATCACGAACAGATCATAGAGCGGATGACAAAAAGAAACCCAATGAAAGACCCGGAAGTAAGATCAAAAGTGTCGGCGCGGCTGAAAGAGATTGGGCACAGACCGAAGGTGCACGGCGGAAATGGCACGGGAATGACTGCGCCGCAAAAGATGCTCGTAAACGAAATACTGAAAAAATTGACAGACCTAACTGTTGCCGTGGAATATCCAATTCCGACAAAGATGACAAGAAATTCCGGCTATCCGACTTGTTACAAGGTCGATATTGCACTCGTGGAGCCGATGATTGTGATCGAGATAGATGGGTATTCTCATTGTTCTGTCGAAAGGCAAAATCAGGACAAGAAGAAAATGGCGTTTTTAACTGGGTTAGGGTGGACAGTGTTGAGGTTCAAGAACAAACAAGTGATGGAACATTTGGAGGATTGTGTGCAGACGGTTGTGTCTACAATATCGAAGTAGCCGACAATAACAACTATTTCGCAAATGGCATCCTTGTCCACAATTGTCATAAAGCAATTGGTTCTCCCACAAAGGTGATGCAGTTTTATAAGGTCCTGAGCGGACTTTCGTGCAGATATAAATTTGGGCTGACTGCTACGCCGTATCGGTCAGATCATCTGGAAAAGAGCATGTTCGCACTTTTAGGGGATGTAATTTGCGAAATTAGCAGAGATGAGGTTTCTGACAGAACATGCCCGGTCCACGTGAAGACATTCAGGACAAGCTATTATCCGACCATGGAAAATGTTTTAGGAACGGATGGCGTATTGCAGTACGCAAAACTTGTGGAAGACCTGACAAATGATAAAGAGCGGTTCGATTTTGTTTTGAATACGATTGCAAAAGAATGCGCAGGCCCTACGATTGTTCTGGCGAACCGTGTGGAATATTTGCAAAGACTATGCGGAGAGATAGAAAAGAAGGGAAAACGGTGTATCTGCATTTCTGGAGCAGGCACAAGCAAGAAAGCGAAAAAAGAAAGAGACGAAGCATTAAGAAAGCTGGAATTCGGCGAACTGGACATGGTTTTTGCCACTTATCAGCTTGCGAAGGAAGGGCTTGACGTTCCGCATCTGAAATATCTTGTAATGGCAACGCCTGAGAAAGACAAAACGACAGTGATTCAGTCTGCAGGGAGAGTCGCACGGAAAGCGGATGGAAAAGAGTTCGGAACCGTGATAGACTTTCAAGACAGCTTCGGGATGTACGAGGGATGGGGAGCAAAGAGGATGGGAATATACAAAGGGTTAAAATATTATGTTGACACATGATCGTTAATAGTGTACTATATGTATAGTAGATGAGGAACCCAAAGAAGGTCAAAAAATGAGAAGATGGAAAGCTTGAACCGCTGTATCACAGAATCGGATGGAATATGGCTCAGTGTGACACAATCGCAGAGGGACGCAGAATGGTAGCGTGGGACGATTGGGAACTCGGCACATGGGGTGGAGGTGAAGCATGTGAAAGTAACGATTAGACAAGCTGCAAAAATGACCGGATACTCTGTAAGGGGTATCCGGAATCTTATCAGCAAGGGAAAGATCACGGCAGAAAAGGCAACCATCGGATACCGCAGATGGATGCTTGACGATGGACAGGTGGAGGAATTAAAAAAAAGGTATGAAAACAGATGTTCAAAATATTCCACAGGAGCTGAAAATACTTCCGCAGTGGGTATGCTGGGTCGGGGCAGACAAGATCCCGAAGAATCCGGCAAACGGACAGAATGCGAAGTCGAATGACCCTAAAACATGGGGAACGTTCGAGCAGGCAGTAAAAGCCTGTGAGACGTTCGGGTTTGATGGGATCGGGTTTATGTTCGCCAATGGGTATTTTGGCGTAGATCTTGACCATTGTCTGGACAATCCGGATTTCGTGGACGAGTTCGTTGAAACGCTCCAATCGTATACTGAGTATTCAAAGAGCGGGCAGGGAATCCATATCATCTGTAAGGGGACACTTCCTGACGGGGCGCGGCGGCGTGGCAATGTGGAGATGTACTCGGCAGGGCGGTATTTCATCTGCACCGGGAAGCTGTATAACCCGAAATATACCGAAGTAAAGGATTGTACGGAAAGTATTAAGGTCCTTCATACAAAGTACCTTCCGGGAACGTCGCCGAAGGTTTCCGGGGCGCAGACGAAAAGCATTGATCTGGGAGACCAAGAGGTCATCGACAAGGCTAGAAACTGCAAGAGCGGATATTTATTCCAGATGCTTTACTCTGGGAACTGGCAGGGCGCATATCACAGTCAGTCGGAAGCTGACCTCGCATTTTGTAATATTCTTGCGTTCTGGACCGGGAAAAACCCGGAACAGATGGACAGAATCTTCCGGTCGTCCGGACTCATGCGGGAGAAGTGGGACAGAAAAACAGGGGAGTCTACCTACGGCAGAATGACAATCAATAAGGCGATTGCGTCAACGATTGACACATATCAGCCGAAGGCCGGAAGAGATGATACGAAACTTGCTCTGGCACTTTTCAAAGACGGTAAGATGGGGGCTGTGGAGGAGTCAGGCGATAATAAAAATTACGATCTAACTGATACCGGGAACGCCCACAGGCTGTGCGATTCATACGGATATGTTCTCCATTATTCGTACAATCGTAAGAAGTGGATGTATTGGGATGGCAAGGCATGGCGAATTGATGATTCCGGGGAAGTAAAGAAACTTGCCGATAAGGTATGCGATGAAATCAAGAAGCAGGCATATCTTGAACAGGACGAGGATTCTGCAAAAGAATTGTTGAAATGGGAGAAGCATACGGAAAGTTCGAAGGCGAAAGAAGCCATGATAAAGGAATGTCAGCATCTTGAAAACATTCCGGCAAATCCTGATTCTTTTGACGTCTATCAAGATTTTCTGAATTGCTCAAATGGAATCGTGAATTTGCGGAATGGTGAGCTGATTCCGCATGATTCCAATTTTATGATGTCTCGTATGGCGTATGCCGAATACGACAGAGACGGGAAAGAAAAGCCCAAGCTGTGGATGAAATTTCTTGACGATGTGACGAACCACAACAAGGGATTGCAGGAATATCTGCAACGCTGTGTGGGTTACAGCCTTTCCGGAAGCACGGCAGAGCAGTGCGTGTTTTTCCTTTACGGTATGGGAAATAATGGAAAATCGACTTTCATTGATACGATTGCCGATTTGTTGGGAACGTATTCGTCAAATGTCCAGCCGGAAACAATTATGATGAAACGGCTCGGAGGAGACGGAGCTAATTCCGATATTGCAAGACTGAAATCCACACGATTTGTGACCTGTGAGGAGCCGACCGAGGGAGTTAGACTAAACGAAGGATTATTAAAACAGCTCACAGGAGGTAGCAAGGTGACTTGCCGATTCCTGTATGGGGATGAGTTCGAATATATGCCGGAGTTCAAAATCTGGGTAGCAACGAACCACAAACCCGTTGTACGTGGTACGGATTTTGGTATCTGGCGCAGAATTAAGCTGATTCCGTTCGAGGTAAACATCCCGAAGGAAAAGGTAGACAAGAATCTGAAATATAAGCTACGTCAGGAATTTCCACAGATTCTGCGTTGGGCTGTCGAAGGTTGCATGAAGTGGGAAAAGGAAGGACTCGAAGAGCCTGAATGCGTAAAGAACGCAACGGCAGATTATAAACAGGAAATGGATGTACTTGCCGGGTTTATCGACGAATGTCTTATCATTGACTACAATTGCAAAGATCATCTAATGGCAAGAGATCTGTTTCAGGTCTATACGAAGTGGGCGAAGGAAAATAACGAATACGAAATGTCAAGTAAAAAGTTCGGCATGGAAATGACAAAGAAACTTCCGGAGAAGGGAAGATCGGCACAGGGGATTTACTATCTTGATGTGAAATTTTCTGAATCTGCAAAGCGATTTAAGGACTACCGTATAGACGATTTTCACTGAATGATGGATATGCGACAGAGAGATCTGCCGCATATTTTTTTTTATGATTTTTGAAAAATTATGTTGACATGGGGTGGCATGAGGAGTAAGATGTAGATAGTTAAAAAGGAGGGCAAAGAAATGAAGCTGAACACGATTATTTCAATCGCCGTAGGGGTCGCAATCGGTATTCCGCTGTCTGTGTATGCGGACAGCACAAGGATATATGGGGATGGGCTTTTAGAGAAGCCCGCCCCGGAGATCCACACGGTACAGCTTGAAGACATCGCCGGAGAGGACCGGCAGGCTGAGCTTGAACTGTTAGCATGTGTGGTTCATGCGGAAGCCGGGAATCAAGATCTGCACGGCAAGCGGCTTGTCGCCGATGTGGTTTTTAACCGGGTTATGTCAGACCGTTTTCCGGATACGATCACCGAGGTGATCTATCAGCCGGGGCAGTTCTCCGTTGTAAATGACGGGGCACTGGAAAGGGCATACACGGAAGTCACCGAGGAAGACTTTCAGGCCGTGGAAATGGAAATCGACGAAGAGCTGGACTACGAGGTTCTATTTTTCACGGCAGGTGGATATAATCCATATTGTGTACCAATGTATCAGTATGGAGATCATTATTTCGGGAGGTAAAAATGGCAAAAGCAAGAGTTCGGGCGATGGTTCTTCCACAGTGCTCCGCCCCCACGAGGGCATGGGATGCTGAGAAGAACGGGCCGAGAGTTTATGAGGTCATTCAGAGGACCACGATAAAAAGCAAGATGTGGACGGCCGATGAACTGTTCAAACTGAAGAGAATGTATTATGGCGGGTCGTCCTGCAGAGAAATCGGCGAAAAAATAGGCAAGTCAAAAGACGCTGTAAGGAAGAAGGTCCAGCGAATGATAAAGAAAGGAGAGCTGAAAGCAAGTGAAAACAGACCAGCTAACTAGAGCCGGGAGGATAGAAATTAGGGAAGAGTGTGAAGAAATCATCTATTGGGGGCGGCTTCTGGTTAAGGCCGCAGGGAATCCAATAGAGATCACCTACGAAATCGAGGAGGAAAAGGAGGAATGTTAGAAACCTGTCCGTTTTGCGGAGGCGAAGCAGAATTTGAACGCTTTCCGGAATGCGAAGGGGTTCCGGAAAGATGGGTAGTAAGATGCCCTACATGTGGGGCAAAAACGATGACATGCAGTACAAAATATTTAGCGATGAAGAAGTGGAACAGGAGGACAAAGGATAAATGAAGCTAATTAATGCAGATCATTTGCTTAAGAACATGAGGGCGAAGATGAAGCCGTCAACGTATGCCGCAATGAAGATGTTTGTGGATGCGGAAGAAGATCTGAACAAGCCCGTAACGGCTGTACGGACGTTTCGGATTTGGTACGTATGGAAGTGTGGTTATTGTGACGGGGATTTGAACGATTTGGACTATGAGTATTGCCCGTGGTGTGGGAGACCGATTGCGTGGCCTGAGGAAGTGTATGGAGATCAATGAAATTAAAACCGGAGAGGGGAGCAACACTTACAAATGTCCAGTTTGTTGGGAAACACAGCAAATCGAGGACGGTACTCCGGAAGAAAACGGGTGGATTTACTGCCCGCATTGTGGGGTGAGGCTGGTACACGAGGAGTAAAAATGCGTTGGATTAATGATAGGGATGTCTATTGCAGGTGTCCGGTTTGTGGTTGGGTGTTTCCAAAAGGGACAGAAAAATTAAACGCATGCCAGCATTGCGGTGCGAGGATGGATGAGTGGGATGTCTGCCTCCATCATAACAACTTTGCAGAGGCGAGCGAGGCATCGTATGTCCAGAAACATGTAATGGAGATTGGTGGTATGAATGACAAAGGAGGAAATGAAGATGAGTGAGTATAAGTTAATTGCAGAAGAGGGATATAATGACGGATATTACTGGGACACGAGATACTGTTTTGAACTAGATGGAAAGAGATATATTTTTACAGATATTGGAAGTGGTTCCGGATATATTCCAAACTGTGGAGAAATCATGGAAGTAGAAAATGATGAAAACCTAGATATGTTGCTTAAGGATTGGGATATTGATAAAACGGATAAGCCATGTGACCTTGCTGAGGAAGACGCAATTCAATATGTAAAGCAATTAAAAGAGTCGGGGACAAAGGCAGGTGAATCGTTTAAATTATGGAGCGATGATTGCAGCAGAGGGAGGACACGATGAGCGCTAAGCTGGTGAGATATAAGGACGTCTGCAATGCAGTTATCCCCATGATTGCAGATATGCTACAAAAGGGGGATGTAGAGTCGGCGATTGACACGCTCAAGGCTCTGGGGGCGCTGGAGGATGTCAAGACTATGGTGACGCCGGAAGACGTAGACCTAGCAAAAGCGGTAAAGGAATACTGCGCGGCACAATTAGGCGATTGCTTAACTTGTAAGTACTATAGAATCGGCAAGTATGTGGGATGCATTTTTAATTGTAGTGAGGAGATGCCGGAGGATTGGGAGATATGAGCAGACTTGACGACGATGAGCAGTACGAGTGGATCAGGCGATGGTCCACCAAACAGCGCCGGATGCAGACAGAGATACTGCAGGCCCGCATGGCACACAGGGATGGCGTTATCTCGTGGATCCGGATGCAAGTCATAATTGCGCGGATCCGGCGCAAGTACCGGAGGGCGGACTAGACGCTTTGCTAAGGCGTAGAGCAAGGAGAAAATGATTAAGCATGGAGGGGTACGAATATGCCACCTCCATGCGTTGCATCGATTTGATCTAGCGCAGAGACGATGATCTGCGCAAGAAAGAGAATTGCCGAAAGCACCATCAGATGCATCACAGGCAGAAAGTGAGGAAACATGAGCGAAATTTCAGAAACGAAAATGCATCACTTAATATGTGCATTTTGCGATAATCCAAAATGCGTAAGGGGAACGGAGCAATGTGAGTTTGAACAATGGAAAAGGCAACATGTAGAAAGTGAGGATAAGGAATGACGCAGGAAATATTTGATAAAGCAACTCATATAGACCATGATATTACCGTACTAAAAAATATAAAGTTTGAACAAGATAGAAGGCATTGGGTTGAATTTCGTACTCCGTCAGGTGACGAATCTTCATTTTGGGATAGTGAAATACAAGACGATTTCAGAAACTTTATCAACTCTGAATTAGAAAAAGCACAGAAATTATTACAAGAATTGTAGTAAGACAGAAAGTGAGGATAAGGAATGAGTGATTTAATCAGCAGACAGGCGGCGATTGATGCGCTTGATAAAAGGTTTGACTCTATACCAATTGAGCAGACGACAGAGATTTTGTTATTACGAAAAGATTTGAGAAATCTGCCCTCCGCAGATGTACCGCACTGGATTCCATGCAGTGAGAGGTTGCCAGAAGAATATGGTGAATTTCTGGTCACAATGACGGAGAAGGCAAAAGCAAAAGATTTGGGGTTTGGCATTGATGAAACTTACATCAGGAAGATGCAGTACAACAGCAACGGGTGGCAGTTGCCGAGACACATTCCGTCATGGATAAATGAAGCTGTGAAGGATGAAGTGCTTGCATGGATGCCACTGCCAGAACCGTATAAGGGAGGTGAACAGGATGGATGACCTTATCAGCAGACAGGCAGCGATTGATGCGTTGGAACAGGCAAAGGAACAGTATTTTGACAGAAAGGTAATTATCGGAAAAATGCAGGATATTGTGAGCAACTTGCCATCCGCACAGCCAGAAGAACGCAAGGAATCGCTTTGTAAAAAGGTGAGGGCATTGTGCGAGGAAAGCAAAATCGAATTTTTCTTCGTTGGCGGAGGCGAATCAACATGGAGCGTCACTAATGACAAACATATCAAAAAGATTGTGGAATGTCACAAAGCACAACTTCTTCAGGAACGCACGGAGGAACGCACGGAATCGCACGCGTGTGATTTAATCAGCAGACAGGCGGCGATTGATGCGCTACAAGGCAGAAAGTGAGGATAAGGAATGACCGAAAGACAACCCGATATCCCAGACATTAGCAAAATAAAGTGTGAGGATTGCAGATATTCCGTTGACAATGTGAACGAGGAAAGACCGAAAATGCGGTTTTGCGCAATCAGTGGTCATGCACTCGACATTATGGACAAAGGCTTGCCGATATGGGGATGCCCGATAAAAGATGCGTATATGCAGAAAAAGGGAGGAACATCATGATTGAAAAAATAGGCAGACCTGCAATGCTAGAACAGCTTGCAGAAGAAGCATCCGAACTCGCACAGGCCGCGCTCAAGCTCGCGAGGATCGAGCGGGCTGAGAACCCGACGCCGGTCACGGAGGACGAGGCCTACAAGAATCTCGTCGAGGAGTATACTGACGTTCAGACCTGTGCAAGGGAGCTTGGGATTGAAAGTGATCCGGAAATTGAGCGTCGCAAAGAGGTCAGGTTTTATGAGCGGTACAAACAAATGAAGGCCAGACGGGGTAGACGATGAAGGACTCCCATTCAATTAAGGAATGAAAGGCGGTGCAAAATGAATAAATTAAAAATTGAATACCTAAAGAAAGAAGAATTAAGACCATACGCAAACAATGCAAAAATCCATACTGATGAACAGGTGGAGCAGATAAAGAAAAGCATTGAGGAATTTGGATTTAATGACCCGATAGCAATATGGCATGAAAATGAAGTTGTTGAGGGTCACGGGCGTTTGCTTGCAGTAATGCAGATGGACGATATAAAAGAAATTCCTGTTATTAGACTCGATAATCTGACAGATGAACAGCGAAAAGCCTATATATTGGTGCATAATAAGTTGACCATGAATACAGGTTTCGATTTCAGCAAATTGGAAATCGAACTTGATGGAATTGTAGATATTGATATGGAGCAGTTTGGTTTTAGTGTAGATGCAGGATTTGACGAAAATGCATTAAACGGCTTATTTGAGGATGCTGAAACAAAACCAAAAAAGCCGAAGAAAATACAATGCCCACATTGTGGAGAGTGGTTCGAAGCAGAATGAAAGTTTTTTTAGCAGGAACAGGATTGTTGAAGAATTATCCCGATGAACTTTCAAAAAGCAAATATATTCTTGAGAGTTTTTATTCAATAAAAGATTGGCAAATACCGTATATTAAAAAATGTGATATGTTTCTGTTAGATAGCGGAGCATTTACATTTATGAAAGGAAAGACAAATGTAAATTTTGACGCATATTTGGATAAATATATCGAATTTATAAATAAGTATGATGTTAAATATTTTTTTGAATTAGATATAGATAAAATCGTAGGATATAAAAAAGTACTAGAATATCGAAAACGATTAGAGCAAGAAACGGGAAAACAATGTATTCCTGTTTGGCATAAATCACGAGGATTAAATGAATTTGTAAAAATGTGCAGTGAGTACGATTATGCGGCAATAGGTGGTTTGGCAATCAAAGACATAAATAAAAATCAGTATAAATATTTACCTATGCTAATAAAAAAAGCACATGAATTAGGATGTAAACTACACGGTCTAGGATTTACATCTACATCATACTATAAAAATATACGTTTTGACACTGTAGACAGTACAACGTGGACAATAGGAGGGAGAATGGGGAATGCGTGTTATTTTAATGGGCAAGGTATGCGGCAATATTACCCTTCGCTAAATGGGAAAAAGCCAATAAATATAAATAAACTAACGAGGCATAATTATAGTGAATGGATAAAATTTCAAAAATATGCGGAGAATAATTTATGATTGTTTTTATATCTTGCACAAAAAAGAAAATTAACAAAAAATGCAAAGCAAAAGAATTATATACGGCCTCGGCCTGGTTTAGAAAAGCATATAAATACGCCGTTTCAATCAATCCTGCACATATATATATATTGTCGGCAAAATACGGACTGCTTAATGAAAACGATATTATAGAGCCGTACGAAAAAACTTTGCGCGGAGCAAAGGAAAATGAAATTAAAATATGGTCGGCAAAGGTTATAGCTCAAATGAAAGAGAAGCAAATCATTTTTGAGGATAAAGCAATTTTTTTATGCGGAAAAAACTACAGGAAATATTTAATTGCAAAATTTAGAGATTATGAGGCACCGATTTCACATTTAGGCATCGGAGCTCAAATGAAATGGCTGGAGGAACATACAAAATGAAAGCGATGATATTATTCATAAATAAAGTTGTATGCAAAAACCAACTTTAAAAAAACTAAGGAGAAATTCAAATGAAAAAAACTACAACATTGCAAACAATTTTGACTGTAGTTTTTGTATCGGCTATGCTGATTTCAAACATTATAACGACAAAGCAACTTCAATTCCCCTTTGGAATTACAATGACAAGTGCAATAGTTATTTTCCCGATAACTTATATTCTTTCAGATGTATTTTCTGAGTGCTACGGTTATAAGTGGAGCAGAATAACTTGTTATCTTGCTTTTGCAATGAATTTGTTAATGGTTGGAATATTTGCTTTAATAATAAATCTTCCTGCACCTGCTTATTGGCAAGATCAAGAAGCGTATCAAACGGTATTAGGGAGTACGCCGAGAGTGCTTGTTTCCTCTTTGCTTGCGTATGTAATAGGCGATTTTGTAAATGACAAAATATTCGCAAAGATGAAAGAAAAACATTTGAACGATAGCAAAGGGTTTAGTTTAAGAGCTATTGTTTCAAGTATAGGCGGTAATTTTATTGACAGCTTTATATTTCTTCCTCTTGCGTTTTTTGGAGAAATGCCGCTTGAAACGCTTGCTGTCATGTGTATTACACAGGTAGGGTTGAAAACATTGTACGAAACAATCATGTTGCCGCTTACGAATTTGACGGTCAAAATGGTAAGCAAATACGAGCGGCAGTAAAAGTAAACTGAGGTGATTTAATGGCAAATAAACAGAATCTAAAGCCGTTAACCACGGAAAAAGCACGAGAAATAGGCGCAAAAGGCGGCAAAGCATCCGTAGAAGCACGGCGCAAGAAAAGAGACTTACGTGAAGCCCTGGAAATGCTGTTAGAAAAGGATTTTAAGGACAAAAACGGCAATGTATTAAGTGGTACAGAAGTAATTACAGCAAAGCTGTTTGAAAAGGCATCAAAAGGCGATGTAAGAGCGTTTGAAACAATCAGAAGCACAGTAGGGCAAGACCCAGTGCAGAAAGTAATGATTGCAGAAGTAGACCAAAGCGTTATTGATGAGGTTGAAAAGGCGGTGCTGGATGAATAGCGGTACATTTAGCTATACAAGAAACAATGGATGGAGAAGCATATCAGCAATTGAACGTGCGAACGCCATTGTTTGGTTGAATGATTTTGAGCCTACAAATGCGGAAGAAAAACGAGCAAAGAAGATATTGACATATTTCTTGTGTGATAACCTTTCCGCTCAAGCAATATGCAGGAAGCAAGACCCTGACATTGTTTGTTATTCTAACAGGCAAAAGGGCAAGCCGTTAAGCACTACATCAATATTGCATGTGATTTATTCTTATTTTCCGCAGTTTGAAGGAAGAAATCAGAATAGCACAATGGGCAATAAACGAGTGGAGCTAATGAGGAAAAGGGAAAAGCAAGAAAGCGGGCATATTAAGCAATGCGCTTTTTGTGGGAGCAAAAATAATCTGGAAGAACACCATATGATACCACTCTTTTTGGGTGGAACAAACGATGATGATAATCTTGTTTATCTTTGCAAGAAATGCCATAGAGGTGTATCGAATTATCAAACAAAATTGAGAATGAAAAAAAATGAACAGAAAACAGGCGATAGATTTTCTGATAAATAATCCCGTCAAGTATGCTCATATGTTGGGATTTACAAAGCTGATAGATTTTCACAACGTTTGGATAAAACAAATGATTCAAAGCAAGGACGATAAGACGTTACAGGGAAGTCGCGGCATTTTTAAGACTACCTGTGTATCGGTTGCCCTTGCTTTGATTATTATATTGCTACCGAACAAAAGAACGTTGTTTATGCGTAAGACGGATAACGATGTAAAAGAAGTCATAAAACAGGTGCAGAAGATTCTACAAGACCCACACACACTATATTTTGTTCAATGCATATATGGCGTTAATCTGAAATTGACAGTACAATCAGCAACCGAGATAAGCACCAATTTGACAACAGACATCAAGGGAATATCACAGCTTGTTGGAATGGGTTGCGGTGCATCATTAACAGGTAAACACTTTGATTATATATTCACGGACGATATTGTTAATGTAAAAGACCGGGTGAGTAAAGCCGAAAGAGATGCAACAAAGCTGATATACCAAGAATTGCAGAACATCAAGAACCGTGGCGGTAGGATATTTAACACAGGTACGCCGTGGCACAAAGACGATGCATTCTCAATCATGCCACCTGCTGAAAAGTGGGATTGCTACAGACCCGAAGTGAAACAGATAATATCCGATGAAGAATTAGCGGATATAAAATCTAAGATGCTACCGTCATTATTTGCGGCAAACTATGAGCTGCGACACATCGCATCTGAAGACGTTATTTTTCAACCGTTGGATGCGAGCCATTTCGGGTTTTCTCCTTCTCTGGTAGAACAGGGGATCATGCACGTTGATTCGGGCTTCTACGGCGAGGACTATACCGCCATGACCGTGTGCAAGAAGCACGATGGCAAGTATTATGTTCTGCTCAAGATGTGGAGGAGACACGTTGAGGACTGTTATCCGGACATTATCAGTGCGTATAGACGATTTATGTCCGGCAAGTGCTATATGGAGACGAATGCAGATAAGGGCATGGTCGCACGTGATCTAAGACAGGCAGGCATGAAAATGGTGACATATGCCGAGAGCATGAACAAGTATGTCAAGATTGTGACGTATCTCAAGAGTATCTGGAACGATGTCTATTTTGTAGAGGGGACAGACATGGATGCGGTTCAGCAGATTTATGATTATAACGATGTGGCTGAGCATGACGATGCTCCGGACTCTCTCGCAAGCATGGCAAGGATTCTGTATAATAAGCGTGAAACAGGCGGTTCTGCCGCATATTCAATGTTTTTGTAAGAGGCAAGGAAATGTTATACATGATTTGCCCAGAGTTCAAGAGAAAGGAAGACGAAACCGATGGATGAGTATACCTATCAGGATTTGCTGAAGGTCGGAAAGAGTGAGGGAGATCGGCTCGATTTTGTCCGCAGTGCGATCACCGTCCACAAGGGAAGTTGGCTGTACAATCACGCCTTGATTGCAGAGGACTATGACCGTCAGCATAACCGCACGATCATGCAGTATCAGAAAGTCTTGTATACGCTTTCCGGGAAGGCAGTGCCGGATAATTTCTCCGCGAACTATAAGATGCCGAGCAATTTCTTCAATCGGTTTATCACGCAGGAGAATCAGTATCTGCTCGGCAATGGTCCGACGTGGCAGAATGAGGATACCGGAGAGAAGCTCGGGAAAGATTTTGACCAGAGATTGCAGGAACTCGGACATGATGCGCTGGTACATGGCGTGAGTTTTGGGTTCTTTAACCTCGACCATTTACAGGTGTTTACCCTGCTCGAATTTGTTCCGCTATACGACGAGGAGAATGGCGCACTCATGGCCGGAATCCGATTCTGGCAGGTTGCTGATGAGAAGCCGCTGAGGGCTACGTTGTATGAGATTGACGGATACACGGACTATCTGTGGGACAACGAAGGGACTGGGAAGGTTTTACACAAGAAACGCAAGTACGTCTTAAAGCTCGTTTCCAGCCCCGTAGACGGCACTAAAATATTTGATGGGGAAAATTACCCGGCGTTCCCTATTGTGCCTCTGTGGGCGAATTCTAAGCATCAGAACGAGCTTGAGGGGCGCAGAGAAAAGATTGATGCATACGATCTGATAGAGTCCGGCTTTGCAGACGATCTTGATGATGCAAGCCAGATTTATTGGACTCTGGAAAATGCAGGCGGCATGGACGATGTTGATCTGGCAGAGTTTGTGCAGAGAATGAAGACGGTCAAGGCGGCGGCCATGGATAATGAAGGAGCGAAGGCAGAAGCCCACACAGTCGATGTGCCGTATGCCGCCCGCGAAGCTGTCCTCACCCGACTCCGTGCTGATTTGTACGAAGATTTTATGGCCCTTGACACGAAGAATATCGCCGGAGGTGCTGTAACTGCTACGCAAATCATGGCGGCGTATGAACCGCTTAACAATAAGACTGACGAGTTCGAGTATTGCGTAGATGATTTCCTGAACGGCATCTTTGTGGTGGCGGGAATCACTGACGAAGACCCAACGTTTACCCGGTCACAGATTGTCAATGCTCAGGAAAATGTGCAGACGCTTTTGCAGGCGGCGCAATATCTCCCCGAGGACTATGTTACTGAGAAGATTCTGAACTATCTTGGCGACGGCGACCGTGTGGAAAATATCATGCAGGAGAAGGACGAGGACGATATGAGTCGGATGACTGGTGGCGAGGAAAAGGAGGCCGACGAAGAAGGCACTGGCGTCGAAGATCTGATTGCAAACCTCGAAAGTCAGCTTGATGACCTCGATGCCCAGCTTGCAGAGCTCGAGTCTACCGGGTCTGATGAAGGGGACGAAGATGAAGAAGACGAGGAGGAAGGAAAATGACACGTTATGACGATATGATGCAGAAAATGACGGTCGAAGAAATGGTAAGCCTAATTACACAGCAACCGTGTAGACGGTGTATATGGGGGAACGGAGATTGTAACGGCAAGACAAGATGTGCCTTGGGTGTTGAAAGGTGGCTCATGGAAGAGAAAGACATTAAAGCCCAAGGAGGGATAAATGAGGCTGATTAATGCAGATAATATTCAAGGCAAGTTAGCAACTTTGAGCTTTTATACAGACGGTACATTTGAAGGTAAGATCGTGGAGTATGTTCGCGGCCTTATAGATGCACAGCCAACTATTGATGCCGTTCCTGTAGTACATGCACACTGGATTCATCATAAAAGTTTTCTTTATGGCCACATAGTTACTTGTTCACGGTGTGGAAATTCATTAAACATGAATGGAGTTAATGGTGGCAGAGGAGATGCAAACTTTTGTCCCAACTGTGGTGCGAAGATGGACGAGGAGGAGGAGGAAGAGGAGGAAGAGGAGGAAGAGTAATGGCGTATTCATCTCAATACTACGATCCACAAAAGGCCCATGAGTATTACATGAAGCACCGGAAGCTGAAGGGCCGCAGGACGCTGAATGAAAAGGGTAAGGCGGCCAAGGCCACAGTAAAAACAGCGATGGATACCGAGAAGAAAGAGACGATCCAAAAGCTGAAGGATTCTGTAAACGCAAAGGTTACTGAGGTAAAGGGAAAGATCCAAGCCCTCAAGGACGCACGAAAGCAGGAGCTTGCCGGGTTCAAGTCGGAGTCTGAAGCACTGTCCAAGGAGTCACAGGCCCTTACAGAGGAGTCCAAGCGCATTTCTGCTATGCCGAAAGGCCCGGCAAAGGAACAGGCTAAAGCGGAACTCAAGAAGAAGAGAGAAGCACTGAGCGGAAAACGAAGCGATCTGCAAAGCAGGCGAGATGCCGCAAAGCAGAAGTATGCAAAGGTGCAGGAAACTGTGAAGGGAGCACGGCAGGCGATTGCTGAACTGAAGAAACAGTTTACTTCCGCAAGGAAGGATATCACAGCGCAGTATAAGGCCAGTTACGAATCTGAGGTTGAAAAGATCAAAGCAGATTCCAGTATGACGAAGGTTGCCGGTAGCTCCGGAAAGAAGAAAAAGAGTAAAAAATAATGGATCAGGTCCACAAGGAAACTGATGAAAAACTGAAAGAGATCGAGGAAAAGGTCAAATCTGTCTATGATACTGCACAGAAAGAAGCAAAGGAAAAGCTCGATACCTATCTGAAGCAGTTTGCTGATGAAGATAAGGAAAAGCAGGCCGATGTGCAAGCCGGAAACATGACTTGGACTCAATACAAAAAGTGGAGACAGGATAAGATTCTGACCGGCAATCGGTACCGGGCTATGTCTGAACAGTTGACCAGTGATTATGTCAATGCGGATAAAATAGCCATGAGCATAGTCAACGGGTTTACCCCGGAGGTCTATGCCATGAACTATAATTACGGCACCTACGAGGCTGAATCAGGCAGTATGGTAGATACTTCATTTACGCTGTACGACCGGCAGACCGTGGAGAGACTGATCCGTGACGATCCTGATCTTTTGCCTAAAGCTACTGTGGATATCCCAAAGGACAAGCGGTGGAACCGGCAAAAACTGAACTCTGCGATTACACAGGGAGTATTACAGGGTGACTCGATTCCGGATATCTCTAAGCATCTGCAAAGCGTTACAGATATGGACAGGAGGGCGGCTATCAGAAATGCCCGGACTATGACCACATCGGCTGAGAATGGAGGGCGGCAGGATTCGTATACCCGGGCCGAGTCCATGGGAATCAAAATGAAGAAGCAGTGGATGGCCACGCTTGACTCTACGACCCGTGATTCTCATGTAATGGCTGACGGGCAGGTTGTGGGAACGAAAGACACGTTCCATCTCATGCACGGCGAACTGGAGTACCCCGGAGACCCGGCAGGACCACCCGCCGAGACTTACAGCTGCCGGTGCACGATGGTGGCCGTCGTGGACGGCGTAGACCCGTCTATCCGCCCGGATGCCGTGTCCAGAAATTCGAAGCTCGGGGGAATGACATACGACGAGTGGAAGAAAGAGCACCAGCAAAGAGCAGACGCACGGACCGCAAGGGCGTGACATGGGAGGAGCTTCTTGGGTGGAATCCCCCGGAGGACGCAGATATCTAACATGGGAAATGTAAACATTGGCATTATAAAGGATAACGTCGACGAATATCTGAAAGCCGTGGATGCCGCAAAGCAGAGAGGGCTCGAAAAAGTGGGTCTTACTGCCGAGAGGTATGCAAAGGCTCTGTGTCCTGTGGACACCGGAAGGCTCCGCAATTCTATCTCCCACGCAGTTGAGGGGGACTCTGCGTACATCGGCACAAATGTTGAGTACGCGCCCTATGTCGAAATGGGGACCGTTCGCACCAGAGCCCAGCCGTACCTCAAGCCTGCCGCGCAGGACCACGCGGACGAGTACAAGAAACTGCTTCTTGACGAGCTCCATAACGCGTGATGTAGTGTTGTATTGTGTTTCATGGGACGCAACACAATATGCGCCCGGTCAAGATTGCCGTGTTGTGAAGAAGGTTTATAACCCCTGGACCGATTTTTCTAAATTGTCGGAAAAACAGAAAAAGGTTTTAGAAAAGTCTGATAAATATTGGTTTGATTTCTTTGATAGGGGATGAACTATCCTGCATTTTCATGAAGTATTTCGGTACATTTTGGTAAACTTCCCTATACGATTTTCTCCTATAGCGACTTTACTAAAATGTACTTATTTACTTCACGTTACATTAAAAAAAATAGAAAAGAATATAAAATAATATATATAAATTACCAAAAGAACAAATGTTCGGTGAAGGATAAAGGGTACGTGTAACTGATTTTGTTACAAATGTCAATAATCTGACGATTTTCTAAGGAGTCTGACAATATGGCAAAGGGTTTTGATGTCATCCTCAAAGACAATAGTAAAGAGATACTAGAAGAACTTGAGTCAAAGAAAGATGTTATACTGGAAGAGTGGGGCCTTACCGCAGAGCGGTTTGCGAAACTCGGCTGTACTGTTAAAGAAGGCTCCGGTCGAAAGACTGGGGCTTTTTTTTGTTTGAATTGTGTGATATATTTAGCTTGATCAAATGCCGAAGAACCGGCACCGAAGAACAGGAGATTGCAATGGCTTTATCAAGAAAGTTTTTATCAGCACTTGGCATTGAAGCAGACAAGATTGACGAGATCATTTCCGCTCACACTGAGACTGTGGACGCGCTGAAGGAAGAGCGCGACAAGTACAAGGCAGATGCGGACAAACTTCCGGAAGTCCAGAAGGAGTTGGACGATCTGAAGAAAACTGCGAACGATGCGGACGGCTACAAGAAGAAATATGACGATGAGCACGAGGCTTTTGAGAAGTACAAGGCCGAGGTAGATGCGAAAGCCGCAGAGCGGTCGAAGCAGGACGCTTACAGGGGTCTGCTCAAAGAAGCGGGCGTTTCTGAAAAGCGGATCGACAGCATTCTGAAGATCACTGATCTTTCTTCTGTGGAGCTGGACAAGGATGGCAAGGTCAAGGGTGCCGAGGATATTGTGAAGGGCATCAAGACCGAGTGGGCTGATTTCATTGCCACGGAGACGAAGACGGGAGCTGATGTTTCGAACCCGCCTGACAATACTCATGGAAATACTTTCGACCAGATGAGCCTTGCAGACAAGATGAAGTATGCCAACGAGCATCCGGACGATACCGGGGTCAAGGCATGGCTCAATAAGTGAGGTTAAATTATGCCAGGAATTTTTGATAGCAAGTATTTTAATACTGAAGTATTTGGCAAGTATCTGGAGACGGTTCCAAGGGTGAAGCAGAACGCACTGCTCAAGGCAGGTGTTCTTCGGACTCGTTCTGATCTCAAGACGATGCTGACAGACCAGACAGGTGGAAACTTCATCACTGTGCCGATGAACGGCCGCATTGGTGGAGATGTCCTCAACTATGACGGTTCGACCAACATCACGGCAACAGGGCTTGGAACGTATCTCCAGTCCATGATTGTAACCGGTCGTGCAAAGGCATGGCAGGAGAAGGATTTTACCTACGATATCACCGGGAAGAATTTCATGGAGGTGATTGCATCGCAGGTCGGAGACTACTGGGACGATGTGGACGAGGCTACGCTCCTCGCGATTCTTTCCGGAATTTTCGGCGTTACCGCAGGGAACTTCTCCGCGAATAACACCTATGATATCTCCGCAAGTGCAGGTGATGCCGGAAAGGTCGGTCCGACTACTCTGAACAGTGCGATTCAGAAGGCCGCAGGAGCAAACAAGAATATCTTTACTCTGGCGATCATGCATTCTGAGGTTGCGACGAATCTTGAGAACCTTCAGGTTCTAGAGTACGCAAAGCAGACCGACGAGAATGGTATCCAGAGGGAGACTTCCCTTGCAACGTGGAACGGCAGAACGGTCCTTATTGATGACGACGTGCCGACTGCCACGGCAGGAAGTGGAGACACCGCTTACACCAAATACACGACATACATTCTGGGACAGGACGCATTCGATTACTGCGACTGCGGTGCGAAGGTTCCGAACGAGACTTGGAGAGATCCCCACACTGACGGTGGTATGGATGAGCTGATCACCAGACAGCGCAAGCTGTATGCTCCGAGAGGATTTTCCTTCGTCCAGCCGGGTACTCCGATTGTCTCTCCTACCGATACACAGCTTTCCACGGCGGCACGGTGGACGCTCGTAAAGGATAATGAGGGATCTGGATTCTATCCGACAAAGGCAATCCCGATCGCAAGAATTATTTCTCGCGGATAATCGAGGAGGTAGGCCATGATGCTCGGGGAAGTGTGTCAGGAGATCAACAACTGGTTCGATAAAAAGAGGTACTTCGGGGAGTTTGTGATCTCGGATGGCGTACTTCAACCCGGGGATTTTGAGCTTCTCGATGGACAGTATTTTCGGATCATCGGATCGACATTTAACGACGGAGTTTATCAATACCCTGCTGAAAAGCTAGCCGATGAAACTTTCAGCGGGGCGATTTGGGCAATGGCCGTTCCTCCTGCGGTCATTGCCATTTCAAATGAAATAGAAGACTGGGTAAACAAGTATACCGACGCGATGAACAGCCCATACCAGTCGGAGTCCTTCGGTGGATATTCGTACACCAAGAAATTGTCTGGCGGGTTCTCTGGGAGTGATTCCTCTACTACTACTTGGCAGGGGGTGTTCGCTTCTAGACTGAACAGATGGAGGAAGATATGTCCTTACTTACCGAGATGATGGAGAAATTTCACATCATGGACAAGGTAACCTCTGACGACGGCTATGGTGGTGTTACAACCGAATGGAAAGAGGGGGCCGTAATTGAAGGTGTTGCCACATTTGATTCGTCCATGCAGGCAAGAGCGGCTGAAAAGCAGAGTGTTACGTCCATGTACACGGTTACGACTCCAAAATCCGTGGTTCTGCAGTATCATGACGTTATCAAGCGGGATCGAGATGGGAAGGTCCTCAGAATCACTTCGGATGGTGATGATAAGTACACGCCTGCAAGCGCAGGGCTGAATATGCGGCAGGTAAGTGCAGAAGAGTTCGTTATACCGACAAATTAGGAAGAGTGGGTGATTCCGAATGACTAAGGCGCAGGCAATCTACAATTTCTGGTCCAGTTTTGGTTTGAAAGCCTTTGATAGCCAGAGTGTTCCGGACGGAAGCGATTCCCCGAGTTTTCCATATATCACCTATGAAACATCTACTGGCGCAATCGGAGCGCAGATGACGCTGGCAGGGAATCTGTGGTACAGATCTACTTCGTGGAAAGACGTATCGGATAAAGCGGACGAGATCGCGGAAAAGATTGCTACCATGGACGCGGTGGAAATCGACACTGGGTATATGTACGTATCCATCCCGGAGCTTTCCCCGTTTGCACAGAGGCTCGCGGATCCAAATGATGATATGATCAAACGGGTCTATCTGAATGTCCAGTTTGAGTTTCTCACAAGTTATTGATTGAAGGAGCGAATGATGGGAAAATTTACAGTTATTCCTAAAGAAACATTTGACGATCTTCAGCTCGATGCCGGGGTCGTTCTTACGAGTTTCGACCCGGCTAAACCGGATGTAGCTGATGATGCGATTGTTTGTGCTACGACAGGCGGTATTACTGTTTCCTGTGTCCCGACCTACTCCGATTGGGGCGAGGATGTGGATAACTGCCCGAACAACATGAAAGAGCTGAAGCACCTGGATTCGTGGGAATGCAAGATGTCGTTTTCAGCGCTTGGCACGTCACCGAAGATGATTAGAATGGCCCTTGGTGCGGCTGATATTGACGGCACGGATACCACAAAGGTCATTCCCAGACGGGATCTGAAGCAGTCCGATTTTGCTGATTTGTGGTGGGTAGGAGATAAGGCAGACGGTGGCCTTGTGGCGGTTCAGCTCAAGAACGCCCTGTCCACTTCCGGGTTCTCGCTGAAGACCAAGAAGAACGGCAAGGGACAGATCGACACTGAGTTTACAGGCCATGTTTCTATCGAGGACCAGAACACAATGCCGATGGTGTTCTATTCCACAGCTGCAAGCGCATAATAGGCGAGGTAAAGAATGAAACTTTCTGACATTAAAGGCGAAGCGGCTCTTGATGCATTTGCCGATATGATCGACCCGGCAATGGAGATTATGACCGACCCGGCTATTGCGACAGCGTACAAAGACCCGAGCACAAACAATGCTCAGGTCATCGGGCTGATTATCAAGGGGCACAAACAGGCCGTCATTCGGATTATGGCAATCCTTGACGGAAAAGACCCGGAGACGTATGCAGACGAAATCGGAATTCTGACCTTGCCTGCAAAGTTGATGGAGATCATCAACGACCCGGAAGTGCGAAGCCTTTTTCACTTGCAGGGACAGAAACAGGTCGTAGTGTCTTCTGGCTCTGCTACGGGGAATACAACGGGAAAAGAGAATTAAAGCCGTTCATGCGGTATGTGATGGCCCGGTATGCACAGCAAGTAGAAGCTGACGCATATCGGGTTTATGTTACCGATTCATTAAAAATCATGGCATCGAATCTTGCGAACGGTATTGGCGGAACTGAAATTAGCGAAAGATACTACGACATGGTTCATATAAAAATTGAAACAAGATCTTCCGATGAGATCATTTCCGGCATAAAAGGCAAGCTGGAGAAAGCTATGGAGGAATAAACCATGGCATTTGATATATTCGATTTGGCGGCGAAAATTTCGCTGGATTCCACGGCTCTTGAAGAAGGATTACAGAAAACACAGGGAAGTCTGAGTGCAGGCGCAGTTGCAATGGGAAACCTTGCATCCAATGCTATCAGTACGGCACTCAGCAAAACCGTGGATTTTGCAAAATCATCTATCAAAGCCGGTGCGGATTTTGATTCTGCAATGGCACAGGTTGCGGCCACGTCCGGCGTGACCATGGATGAGCTGAACAACAACATTGTCACTGTGGGAGACTTCACCGGGAGCCTTAGAGATTTCGCACAGCAGGAAGGTGCTACAACGGCGTTTTCAGCGACTCAGGCGGCCGAGGCATTGAATTACATGGCCCTTGCCGGATACGATGCTACTACGTCCATTCAGATGCTTCCCAATGTTCTTAACCTTGCGGCGGCAGGCAGTATGGATCTTGCGGCGGCATCGGACATGGTTACTGATGCACAGTCTGCATTGGGCCTCTCCCTTGATGAGACAAACGTTATGGTTGACCAGATGGCAAAGGCATCTTCAACCACAAATACTAGCGTTTCACAGCTCGGTGAAGCTATCCTGACTGTTGGCGGCACGGCGAAGAGCATGAAGGGTGGAACCGAGGAGCTGTCTGCTGTCCTTGGTGTTCTGGCAGATAATGGTATCAAGGGTGCTGAAGGTGGTACGCATCTCAGAAACATGATCCTGTCTCTATCTTCACCTACGGACAATGCTTCGGTAGCTCTGGACAAGCTAGGTATTTCTCTTTACGATGCGCAGGGAAATATGCGCTCGCTGTCAGACGTTTTCCAAGACCTGAACAAATCCATGGAAGGCATGACGGACGAGCAGAAGACGAACACGATTGCCACGATCTTCAATAAGACCGATATTAAAGCTGTCAACGCACTGCTCGGTACTAATGCCGAAAGGTGGAATGAAGTCTACGGGGCGATTGACAATGCCGCAGGTTCTGCCGAGCAGATGGCAAATACACAGCTTGATAATCTATCTGGTGACATTACCATCTTCCAATCCGCCCTTGAAGGTGCGCAGATCGCTATTTCCGACGGACTCTCCCCGACTCTCAGAGAGTTTGTACAGCTTGGTACAGAAGGGTTGTCTGAGGTCACACAAGCGTTGAAAGAGGGCGGCGTATCGGAAGCCGCAAACGCTCTGGGTGGGTGGCTTGCGGATGCGCTTGCCAAGGTAACAGAGATGATCCCCTCGATTATTGAGGCGGGGATTCAGGTTATCATGGGTCTTGTATCCGGTATGGGACAGGCAATGCCGCAGATCATCTCTACGGCGGGGCAGTCTATTTCCACACTCGTGCAGGGGTTCGCGCAGAACTTTCCCCGTGTCGTGGCAGAGGGGATGGAGGTCGTTTCCAATATTGCCAATGGCATCGTGGAAGGGCTTCCGAAAGTAGCCGAGCAGGGGGTGCAGATCATTACTACCCTCGCAGAGGGGATCTCGCAGAACCTGCCGCAGATCGTTGAGACCGTTGTGCATGTTGTCTCTCAACTTATCACTACTATTGCCGAAAATCTTCCGCTAATCATTGCCGCAGGCGTGCAGGTCCTGCAGGCCCTCGTGAAAGGGATTGCGAATAGCATCCCGGAGATGATCGGGACCGTTATTACGGTAATTGAAGCCATCGGAGAGACAATCGTTGAAAATCTCCCGACTATCATCGAATCTGGACTCGAACTGCTTCTCGCGCTGGCACAGGGAATCGCGGATAATCTTCCGGAGATGACAGACACCATCATCGAAGTTATCACACAGATCATCACTGTCATCATAGAACATTTGCCGGAGATCATAGAAGTGGGTGTTGAAATTCTCATTGCGTTGGGGAAGGGGTTGATCGACACCATTCCCGTCCTTGTCGCTGACATCCCGCAGATTATCGACGCGATAAAGAATGCATTTCTTGATATTGACTGGGGCGCAGTGGGTTCGAATATCATAGATGGGATCAAGAGTGGTATTTCCAGCGCGGCAGGAAGAATTGCTGACGCGGCGAGGGAGGCGGCAAGAAAAGCACTTGATGCGGCAAAGGATTTTCTTGGCATACATTCCCCTTCTACGGTATTCCGGGACCAGATCGGTAAATACATGGCCCTTGGCATGGCAGAAGGCTTTGAAGACAACATCCCTGTGGATGACATGCAGGATTCCATTGATGGCATGGTGAATGGTCTTTCCACAACAAAGGTTAAGGGGAACAATGGAAACATTGTTTCTACGTCTGATAGCTACACGTTCAACATCTATCAGAGAGAGGGAGAGAACGATACCGAATTTGCAAGAAGAATTGCCGATATCATCAATTCTGACGTGCAGAGAAAGAGGGCGGTGTACGCATGAAACATTGGTTAATCTATGATGGAAAACCGCTGTCAGATTTTGGGTGTTATATCACGAATGCGGCGCAATACAACACCCCTGAAAGAGATGTAACGATGAAATCCATTCCGGGCAGGAATGGTGATCTGACGATTGATAATGGAAGGTACGAGAACATATCCGTTGAATACAGTGCATACATTTACGAGAATGCAGAAGAGCAGATGGATTGGCTCAACGCGTTTTTGATGTCTCACACGTCGTATGAAAGACTGGAAGACACCGTACACCCAGAAGTTTATCGAATGGGGAGGATTTCGGGGCCAATCAAGCACAAAACAACAAATGATGCCGCAATGTCGTCTTTCACTCTGGAATTTGACTGCAAGCCACAGCGGTTTCTCAAAGATGGAGAATTGTGGAGGACTGTTGCGAGTGGTACAATTTTGTATAACAGGACATGGTTTGCGGCAAAACCTTTAATTCGTGTTTCCGGGGGGGGAACGGTCGCCATAGGAGACACTGTGGTAACAATCTCAAATAATTCCTATGATAGTATTGATATTGATTCGGAAACCATGGATTGTTACTCGGGATCGGTAAACTGCAATGGCCTTATGACGGGCGATTTCCCGGAGCTGGCCGTGGGAGAAAACAGAGTTACTTTTTCTGGGTTCTCTTCCGTAAAGATTAAGCCCAATTGGTGGACATTATGATTCCTATTCTTTATAGCGAAACTGAAAGAGAATTCAAGACAAACGGAATCGGAAGATTGGTCGATGCTATTTCGTGCACGGTTACAGAAGAGCGTAACGGCGAGTACGAACTCGAAATGGAGTATCCAGAATCTGGAAAACTGTTTAAGGAACTGAAGCATTCCCGGATTATTGGAGCGGTCCCCTCTGAAGACGCCTCCATACAGGGTTTTGAAATTTACAAAATCAGCAAGCCGATTAACGGTGTTGTTACTGTAGACGCACGGCATGTCAGTTACAGACTTTCTTATGTTCCCACACTGCTTGACGGTACTGTGGTTTCTTCTGCGCAGAGTGCATTGCAGATGCTTTTCGATAGGGCGATGGTTTCCCATCCGTTCTCCTTTACAACAGATGTCACAAAGGCGGGGACTTTTGACTCGGATGGCCTTTACTCCATCCGGGGAATGCTTGCAGGGACAACGGGATCTATCCTGCAATCATTTGGTGGGGAGTACGAATTTGATAACTGGCGTGTAATCTTGCATAGCGCTCGTGGAACTAAAACTGACGTTGTTCTGGACTACGGCAAGAATATTACGGATTTTAAACAGGAAGAAAACATCGAGAATACCTCGACCTCCGTAGTTGCATACTGGGAAAACAGTTCCTCTGATTCCGGTGTAACACGAGTTGTGGGGGACATTCAGAACTCTGACAACGTGAATAGATTTCCTTATAACAGGCCGTTACTGCTTGACTGTTCGCAGGATTATAAGGATGCTCCCACAAAAGGTCAGCTAAACGCCAAGGCGCAGAGATATATCAAAGCAAACGGCATCGGAATCCCTCACGTATCGGTTGATGTTTCTTTTGTAGCCCTGTGGCAGACGGAGGAGTACAAAGACATCGCACCGCTGGAAAAGGTCCATCTCTGCGATACATTGACGGTGCGATTTTCCAAGCTGGGTGTGGAAACGACCGCAAAGGTCATAAAAACCGAATACAACGTGCTGATGGACAGGTATAACAAGATTTCCATTGGAGACACGAAATACAGCCTTGCAGACACGATTCTGAACATTTCGGATGAAATTAAGCAGTCGTCTGCAAAGATGGCCACAGATATGCAAAACGCCATTGATCACGCCACGCGGCTTATCAATGGCGGGCTTGGCGGTTATGTAGTAATCACGCCCAACGAAACGACTGGGTATCCGGAAGAGATTTTGATTATGGATACTCCGTCGAAGCAGACTGCAAAAAACGTAATTCGGTTAAATAAAAATGGAATCGGGTTTTCTCTGGGGAATGGTTATGACGGGCCGTTCCAGTCCGCATGGACGATTGACGGTGCATTTAACGCGAATTGGATTACCGCCGGGGTCCTTACGGCAATAACGATTCAGACGGCAAAAACAGGGAAAAGGGTCGTTATTCAGAATGGCGATGCCACGGTAAACGGGTATGACGGGAATACACTGCATACCGTGCTCGATCTGGTATCCAGTTGGGGCGGAACGCTTCTCCTAGACACGGATAAAGCGCTTGCCATTAGAACGCCAAAGCTGATCGTTTCCAATGTATCGCAAGGGGATAAAGAAGGAACGGGGACCACGGCAGTTACCGTTAATTCTCCATTCGTGACGAAAGTTGATAAGAACATGGGCGATAGCAGTCACCACACGAGTGAGCTGTGGATATCCGGTTCTGACCATGGAGTTTACTGTACATTGCCAGTCTTCCTTAATGTTACTTATGGCGGTTCCAAAATCATTAATGGTTTTGTCTGTGGTTCTGCAACAGAAACGATCAAAACGATTTGACGGAGGGGCGAAATGATTATTGACCGAGAAGGCAATATCTATCAGGGTTTTGTAGGAAAATATGGCATTGTCGTCGAGGACACGTATAAGGGCGAACACTTTGCGATTTGTCTGCCGTATGAGAACCCAGAGGATGTTATCCGAAAAGAAGAGATTGACAATCTGAAGGACAAACTCGCACGAACTGACTACAAGCTCTATAAGTACATGGACGGTTCGCTGAGCAAAGAGGACTACGCCCCGGTAAAAGCACAGCGGCAGGCATGGCGAGACAGAATCAACGAACTTGAAGCCTTGATCACGAATCCCACAATCACAGATGACGAAATCAAGGCCGCAGAAAAGACGGCAAGGGAGAAATTAAATGGCCAATGAAATTACTGTTTTATGCCGGGTCGATATCGTCCCAGGCGGGATACCTCCAATCATCCATGTTAAGCAATACGATGGCAATGGAACACGAAAGTTTTTATTCACGGTCGATAATAGAGATACTGCTTGGTCTATTCCGTCATCGATTACTCAGGTTGTAGTTC